CATGAGTTAATGCATTGTATAGCCTACTTATCTTGTGAAACAAATGACGGTGGTGCATTAGACAAAGATGATGTAGAAGAAAGAGTAGTAAATAATTTTAGTAATTACTGGATCGGTATCTTTCGTGAGAACAAATGGTTGCTTGATTACTTCAAAGAAAAATTATAGCGAGAGAGCCTAAGGAATCGCACCTGTCGTTATGGCTTTGCCACTCTCTCTATCAGTTACAATCTAGCTAGATGAAGGTTTTACCTTACATAACGCAACTGAATATTTTAACAAGGGAGAATTGCACCGAGGTGTATTTTCATTCTCCCTCTATCCTGTGATAGCTATCAGCTTACGGAATATTTTAACGAGAGAGACATAAGCTGGTCAGCCTTGCGGTGCTTATTCCTTAACTATAGTCTAGGCATTCATATGCCTCTCTCTATCCATTGATCGATGGAATATCTTAACGAGGTGTGGGTACGCCAAAGCCATGACACCTGCCTCCTAGGAGGATGTACCGAAATGGTTTCGAAGGCGTTAACTGGTCACCTCTATCCGTAGTTGATCTTGTACTCGTCAGCACCTACAGAATATCTTTTTGAACACCAGCTTTTAATTGCTGTACATGTTCATATTTATCTTTGACTAATATTTGTATGACTCGTCTTTTAGTTAGACCTGTAGCCAAACAAATGTTCTCTAGTTGTTCTGTCAACTCTGCATGCTCTTTATCATTAAGATTTATTGCAAAATATTTCCAACCATCTTTAGTCACTTATAGGATTCCTTTCTACTAAAGCAGCTGTACCTACAACATTAGGTACTGTAGTCAGTCTATCTTCACTGTCTAACCAATCAACAAAGTATTTAGATGCAATAGGATTTATTGGTCTATAATCTTGAAGTCTACCTTCTTCATCAATATACAAATCATAATTCTTATCTTTGTATCTTGCACCAGTTATTTCTATTCTACTGCAATCAAGATGTTTATACATACCGTTGTCACCTTGAAACTCAGGTCCATCAGTACCTTCTACTTCAACATCTTTCACTCTACCATCACAGTATAATATTGTTACTCTATATTTATTCATAAGTTTTCCTTTCATATGATACAGGTACAGCAAGAAATAGAACAGGGGAAACTTGCTGTACCCTATACCTCTAACGGTATATGTTATTTGATATATCCAGGTTTAGCTACTACACTAAACGCAACTTTAGGATCATCAACATAATTCTTTGCTTCTTCAATACTAATCATTTTATTTATTTCAATTAACAATGAGTTAGTAACTTGAATAGGCATATAACCTTTTATTCCAGCATGAACTGGTTTACCTGTCGAAGTATCCCATTCATTTACTGGATATACTTTGATGTAAATCTCCTGATTCATATCTGGATCTATTGTTGGATTCATAGTTATCTCCTTTCTTTAACCTATATTAAAACCATCATCTGATAGTTCACAAAAATCTGCAAACTCTTTTAGTAGATCTAAACTGCCTGGATAACTAGCTTTGTTACCACTAGATATTCTGTCATACATTTCATGCCATAGCTCTTTATCTTTAGGTGGTAAATTATTACCACAATCTACACCTTTAGATTCAGTCCATTCTTGTAATAACTTCAGCATAATATCTCTAGCTTTTCTTTCTTTCTCATGATCTTTATTGTACTCATCAACCCATTCTTTAGCTTGACCTTTATCAATCATTGATTGTATTCGTTTAGCTAGTTCTAATGATCTTGCACCTTCAATCTTTACAAAGTCATTATAGTTACCACGCTTTAGTTGGTCTGCAGTTAAGATGTCATCACAATATGTTTCTACAAACAACCATAATGGTCGCCAGTACCAAACATTAGATCTGAAATAAGTTTCATCACCTGTCTCGTTACTCCATCCTGATAAATCAAAACCCATAGTGTTCTCCTTTCTGTTAATACCACCAGTCTTTATTAGACCATAGTGTTTTGTTTACATAGTATGCGATTGTCTGCCATAGATTTCTTCCATAGTTCCAACCTGGTATAAGACTAAAAAATACAAAAGCTCCTGTAATACCAAGCATTGGTAGATAATTCTTAGGTTTCTTTTTTAAAGCTTCTGCCTGGCGTATCTTATACAAAGTAAATTTTAAATCTTCTATTTCTTTGCTACGCCATTCTACTTCTTGTCTGTATAGTTCTCGTTCTTCATCATTCATTGTATTGTTTTGTTCTTGGTTACATGCTCAAGTTCAAAATCAATTATTAAATCCAACTCTGCTTTGTCATAAAATGCTGTGACTGCTGGATCTTGTAACAACTCCTCAACAGCATCATACATACTTTTACCTTTTTGAATTTTATTCACAGCTGAATCTATCAATTCATCAGCAACTTCTATTGCATAGTCTTTAACTTTGCCCATATTGTTCCCTTTCATTCATTTCAGCTGTAACAGATTCATCATACTTTTTGAATTCTTCACGATAATTAACCATGACTTGTTCAACTTTGTTTAGTAATTGTATGTTAGTTAGATCATCATTGTAATATTTATCATACAATGCCATGATTTGATCCATCCAATGATTTGGCATACTTGCTCCTTTCTAGTTAACTCTTATTTCATATCTATTAGTTAATGGTTCGCCACCTACTGCAATTGCCCACCACTCTCTATATAAATCTTCTAGTGTATCTCTTATCATTCTAGCAGATTCTATATTGTGTGTCTGAGCTACAGGGTTAGCATTACCATGTGATATAATCCAATAAGTAGGTTTCTTACCTTTGTACTCTGTTTTGATCTCAGTTATTTTACTCATCTTCTCATTCTCACTTTAGATTTATCTCCCCAATTGTATAGTTTTTCTATTGCATCTAAATAATCTTCTGTATTAGTACAATGAAACAATTTACTACGATTAAGTGTTAGTTTCCTAATAAATTTCTTGAACTTAAACTCTGGATCTTGAAATAATATTAACATAGCTACAACAAATGATCTTCTTTTGTAACCACCATAATATTGACCAACTTCGATAATCATCTTCGCCTGGCGTTGTGCCTTTTCATAATTACCTGCTGGTATTTCAAAGATACCTTGTTTGAATCCATCATTTGATCTGCTTCTGTCTCCAGTAAGCATCATCAAACATACAGCATTTGGAAACTTAGTAGTCTTTTTGAAATGCTTGAAGATTGTATATGGTCCAACTTGATCTTTATCTTCTTCAAGTTTTACATATGAGTTCATGAAATCATCAAGTGTCCAGTTCTTAGTATTCTGATTGATAGTACGCAAACCATCTAACTTGATGTCATTCCTGTAGTAATAGATATCTAAACCTAATTGTTTACAAGCTAGATATCTGTGCTGACCATCAACTATTTGATTCTTTGAATTAACAATAATAGGTGTTGGTACATAGTGTTGTTTCATAGATGCAACTAACTTGTTAACATGTCTATCATCAACAGGTCTGTTACCATTTATGAATTTGAACTTATCGTAGTCTTTTGATATTTCAATTTTAGTCTTATCTTTCATAATTATCCCTTTCATAATTATATGGTGAGGAGAGATTTAAAGCCGACTGGTCATCAACTATCTCTCCTCTTACCAAGGTTATTCAGTACTGTCTAATAAAGTGACTGGACCTTCTAGGTAATTGTCACTTCTACCAGACCATACTGCTACTCTGTGAACTACACCTTCTGAATCTCTGAAGTAACCAGAGTACATAGGTGCATTCTCATTTTCAGATGTCACTTTATACAGAACAATTCTATCATTCTGCGAAGGTGCATATGAATCATCTGCAATTGCTACTGTTCCCAATAACATTGCAAATATAACAACTATAGTTTTCATAGATCTATCCTTTCTGTTGTTGTTAATCTTTGACAACCTGTGTATGAATTTCACTAATCTGTTTGCGAAGTATATCTACTTCTGCTTCACACCAATTAGATTCATTCATCTCATATTGTACATAGATATTTATTAATAATACAATACATATTATCCATAATAGTATCATACTAATTACTCTCATCAAGTGTATGTTCTCAACATATCCTCGTGTAGTCTTTGTAATTATATTCATAATAATACCTCACATATAAACATTACTAAATTTGTTGTACCTACATCATAAACACAATCAAACTTTGTAAATAATTCATTTGATTTTTCAATGATATAACTATCATCAAACATCCATACTTCATATTCTCCATGCGTCCATAACTGCTGTCCATATCCATCACAGTCAAAGTTATATTCTCCACATGGATCCATCTGTTTATAATCACTCATTGTATTCCTTTCTAATCTGCATATGTTTGAGTAAATCTCTTACCAGGGTAATAGACTGTATCCCATTCTTCGATTTTAATTTTACCATTATTTATTGTCGCCAGTCGTACATGCTCTGCACTATCATAATCATCAAACTTCTGATTATATGTTAGACCTAACTTATCAGACCAATGAATTCTAACTGTATATTCTTGGAACTGTCCTGACGAATAAGTCCTCACTATCGGCTCACGCCCTTTGAGATTCCATACTGTGATATTTTTCATTACGTATTCCTTTCTGTTTATTAGGTAACCACCGAAGTGGTTACCCAATATACTAGGTTATAATCCTAGTCTTTCGTTTAGTTGCTTGATGTGTTCAGGCTGAACCTTAGATACATCTTTGTCTGATGGTATATCATCCCATGACTTGTAGTACCCAGTTTCTTTGATGAACTCATCAAGTAACTTGAACATCTCGTGATAGCCTTGATGTAATACTCTGTTCTTCTGTGCCATCTCTGCTGGCATGCTAGAGCTACCAGATTCCGAGACAACTTTCTCAGCTGATTGTTTCCACTTGTTGCGTTGCTCAAGATGCCAATCAGTTCTTTCATATAATCTTTGGTATAGACCAACAGTTATATTATTCATAAGATATACCCAATTGCTATCATTCGGTCTCACTACATTCTCATCCTTCTGTACTCTTGCTAGTAGATCTTCGAGTGCTTTGGCAGACTCGAGGAAGCTCTTAGTCGTAGCTTGGATGTCGTTGAGTGTCGTTATCTTTAGAGGTTTCATTTCGTTTCCTTTCGTTTGTCGTTGTGAAGGATAAACTTGTCCTTCACCCCGCTGAGGACAAGTTTAGCCTACAACGATATGTACGAAAGGTATCGTAATGAAATCATAAAGATAGACAATCATGACAGCTTAGTGAGACTAGAGTGAACCGAGAGGATGTCATTGCACCTTGCCATTCTTCCTTGTCATTCTGCAAGGATGATGAATGTGCTGTGATACCTTGAATGACTGATTGGATATCTTGTCAATAATGTATGGTGTCTTAAGATTATAGTAGAGAGAACGCAGGTGGTCGTGGTAGGAATAGGTGTTGCCACGCAGAGTGGACACAGATGGGGACAGAGATTGTATAATGGGGCCAATAACCTAAATCAAGACGGATCATAGTGATGTAGGGGGGGTTTTGATTGACACCATGCGTAATAATATACAGTAGGTAGCTATATATAAACGGACTGATGTAAAGAAAGTGTTGACATTGAGTCGAATACTATAGCATACTCGCCAGGTGGGGGGTTTGTTAGATCCTTTCTGTACTCCCCACGCTTTAATCAATCATATTTACAGATTCTGAGGGGGTTTGGTATTTAGAGTACCTTACCATTAGAATAAACAACAACCAGCTTGTATCAATAGATATGGGCATTTAACAAGGAGACTAAACTATGCCAATGGGTAAAGGAACATATGGTTCTATGAGAGGTAGACCAGCAACGAAATCTAAAAAGAAGAAAAAGAATAAGAAAAAAGCTAGGAAGATGGGCAATGCTTACTAAAAAACAACAAACATTACCTAAATTTCTACAAGATAAGATCATGGAGTCCAAGAAAAAGGACGAAAAGAACCCTGATCGTGTAGTTCAAAGGAAAAATAAGAAGTTCTATGGCTAAAAAAACAAAAAGATCTGGCGGATCGCCTAAACCTAAGAACCCTGCTCTCTATGCTAGGGTAAAAGCAGAGGCAAAAAGGAAGTTCAAGGTATATCCTAGTGCATATGCTAACGCATGGCTTGTAAGAACCTATAAAAAGCGTGGCGGAAAGTACTAGTGGCGTACAAAGGTGGACTACGCAAGTGGTTCAAAGAGGATTGGCGTGATGTCAAGACAGGAAAGAAGTGTGGTCGTAGTGGCAAGAAGGACAAAGGCAGACCTTATCCTGCTTGTAGACCCAAAAGAGTAGCTAGTCGTATCTCAAAGAAGGAGGCTAGCAAAAAGACTGGACCAAAAAGAGTCAACTGGTCTGTAACAGCATCAGGAAGAAAGAGAAAGAAAACCAAATGAAGAAAATGAAACAACTAACTCAAAGACAAAAGGATACTTTGAAGAAGCATGCAAAGCATCATTCGGCTAAGCATATGGCTATGATGAGAAAAGACATGAAAATGGGAATGTCGTTTTCAAAAGCTCATAAAAAAGCCAAAAAGATGGTAGGAAAGTAATGGCTAGACGCAGAGACAAAATGCCTGCCAGGAATAAAAGGAACTTCAGACCTACAAAGTCTGGAGCTGGCATGACAAAGGCAGGAGTCGCTGCATATAGACGAGCTAATCCAGGAAGTAAACTAAAGACTGCTGTAACAGGCAAAGTTAAAAAGGGCAGTAAAGATGCCAAAAGAAGAAAATCATTCTGTGCGAGAAGTGCAGGACAAATGAAAAAGTTTCCAAAAGCTGCAAGAGATCCTAACTCAAGATTGAGACAGGCAAGACGCAGATGGAAGTGTTAAGGAGATAATATGTCGATTAAATTAGCAACTGTTGATAATGATATTGTTGAAATCAAGGACAATAAAGTTGTAGGACCAAACTCAAAGTTTGATGGTATGGATGTTAAAACCAACGCAGATATTATGAAGATATTTGGAATCAAACCTAAAGTAAATATGAAAGATTATATGAAGTTTGGTGATGCAGGAGAACAAAGATTGTACATGGATGCTGTAAAAGTATTTCGTGGAGAGATTAAAGGTCCAAGAGCTATGCAGATTATGAATGCAGTACAAGGAGAATTTGGACCAGATGTTATGGATAAGATTAGACAGGATGCATTGAAAGGTTCACCAACTATGCAGAAGTTATTTCCAGAACTAACTAATATGCAGAAGTCAGAGTTAGAAATGCGTGGACCAAAAGGAACATTCAGAGACTTTTATCCTGGAGATCAAATGCCTAAGATGCCTCCAATGAATACACCTGGACTCAATCCAAGAACACCAGATGCTATGCCACCAGTATTTAGACCTGGAGATGGACAGAACTATAATAATATGCAACGCAACATGAATACAGTTACAGGACCAAAACAATTAAATAGAATGCTTATGGCAAATATGATGGGATTGTTATCTTAATGGCTAGACCTAAAGGAGTTAAAGCAGGAACAAAAGCAGAACGCTTATCAGCAGAACTAGGTAAAGGACAAACTACACCTTTGAAGTATATGTTGAATATGTTGAATAATCCTAAAGTATCTATTGAAAAAAAGATGTGGGCAGCAAAAGAAGCAGCACCATTTGTACATTCTAAACTAGCGTCAGTTAATAAAACTATTTCAGGAGATGATGAAAAACCTATTGCAGTTACAATAGGATGGCGTAAAAAGAAATAATGGAAATTGAAATTCCTTATGAGCCTAGACCTCTACAGGAAAAAATACACAACGCACTAAAACGATTTAATGTTTTAGTTTGTCATAGACGATTTGGTAAAACAGTATTGGCAGTCAATCATTTAATTATGACTTGCTGTGAAAAACCTAATTCTAGATTGGCGTATATAGCACCAACATATCGCCAGGGTAAGGCAGTCGCTTACGACTATTTAAAAGAATATACAGAACCCTTAATGAAACTTGGTGGAAAGCGTCACGAAACAGAACTCAAAGTTGATCTTTGGAATGGATCTAGAATACAAATCTTTGGAGCAGATAATCCAGACTCACTTCGTGGTTTAGGATTTGATGGAGTAGTCCTGGATGAATTTGCTCTTATGTCACCTCGAACTTGGTCAGAGATTGTAAGACCTGCAATATCAGATAAACTTGGATATGTTATATTCATTGGAACACCAATGGGTCATAATCATTTCTGGGAAGTATATGATCTTGCTAAAAGACGAGGTGGTGATTGGTATGCTGAGTTATATCGAGCATCAGAATCAGAAGTTATACCTGATGATGAATTAGAAGAAGCTCGACTTACAATGCCTGAAGATCAATTCGAACAAGAGTTTGAAGTAAGTTTTCAAGCAGCAGTATCAGGTGCATACTATGGAAAGCAAATACAAAAAGCAGAACGAGAAGATAGATTAACTGATATTGAATATGATCCTAACAATGAAGTAGAAACATGGTGGGATTTAGGTATAGGTGATTCAACTGCAATATGGTTTGCACAAAGATCAGGAAGTGAAATACACTTGATTGATTATCTTGAAACATCTGGTGAATCATTAGCATACTATGCAAAAGAAATAGAAGCTAAAGGTTATAACTATGGTAGGCATATAGCACCACATGATATAACAACTAGAGAACTTGGAACTGGTAAGTCTAGGTTAGAAGTTGCTAGAGACTTAGGAATAGATTTTGAAGTATGTCCTAAGTTAGAGATAGATCATGGTATTGAAGCTGTAAGAAATAATTTAGATAACTGTTGGTTTGATAAGAACAGATGTAAGTATGGTATTGATTGTTTGCGTCAGTACCGAAAACAGTTTGACGATAGAATGCAAACATTTAAAAATAAACCTCTGCATGATTGGGCATCACATGGAGCTGATGCTTTTAGGTATGGTTGTTCAGTTGATGCACCAACAAGAACTGATTGGACTAGACCTATGTATGTAGATACTAGATATATTGTTTAAGGAATTATATGGCTAAAGGAAAACAACTTAACGACTTTGAATTATCAGGAATATTAGGCGATCATATTAAAAATGCTTATGGCTTTTATTCTTCTGAGATAACAGAATCAAGACGCAAAGCTAATGAATATTATTTTGGTGAAGCATTTGGTAATGAAGTAGAAGGTAGATCACAAGTAGTTTCTACTGATGTTGCTGATACTATTGAATCAATATTACCACCACTACTTAGAATATTTACTGCTAGTGATAATGTAGTTAAAGTTGAACCAGTTACACAAGAAGATGTTGCTATATCAGAGCAAGCAACAGATTATCTTAATCATATTTTTAATAAAGATAATGATGGATTTACTGCTTTATACACAATGTTCAAAGATGCTTTGTTACAAAAGAATGGTATATGCAAAGTATATTGGGATGATTCTGAAAAAGTAGAAAGAGAAACATATGAAAACTTATCTGATGATGAGTTCAATATGTTAATAGAAGAAGATGGAGTAGAAGTATTAGAACATACTGAGTACGAAAGTGAAACATTTAAGAAACAAAAAGAGAAAGCTCAAGAACAAATAGATGAAGCAGGTGATGCATTAATAGCTGTTGATGCACAAGAGCAGTTAGATGCTTTAGAAGTTCCTATGATGCATGATGTGGTTGTATCAAGAACACAAACATTTGGTCGTGTTAAAATAGAACCAATACCACCTGAAGAATTTTTAATTGAAAGACAAGCTAAGTCATTGAAGGATGCTAACTTCCTATGTCATAGAGTACCTATGACTAGAAGTCAGTTAATAGAAATGGGTTATGATTATGATGCTGTTTATAATTTACCATCAGAAAACAAAGAACAATATAACTCTGAGAGATCTACAAGATATAGAAACATAGATGATGACTATGATAGAACTGTAGGAGATGAATCTACAGAAGAAATAATTATTTATGAATCATATATCAAAGTAGATATGGATGGTGATGGTATAGCTGAAATGAGAAAGATCACAAGTGCAGGTGATACAGGTTATACAATATTAGATAATGTTGCTGTTGATGCCCATCCTTTCTGTTCAGTAACACCAATAATTGTACCACACAGATTCTATGGTAGATCAGTATCTGAACTTGTAGAAGATATACAGTTAATTAAATCTACTGTGTTAAGACAAGTATTAGATAATATGTATCTAACTAATAACAACAGAGTTGCTGTTATGGATGGTCAAGTTAATCTTGATGATCTATTAACAAACAGACCTGGAGGAATAGTTAGAACTAAAGCTGCACCTGGACAAGTTATGATGCCTATGCAGAACCAACCATTAAGCAATCAAGCATTTCCACTACTTACATATTTAGATACTGTAAAAGAAGAACGAAGTGGTATTACTAAATATAACCAAGGTATGGATACAGATACTTTGAATAAAACTGCATCAGGTATTAATACAATACTATCTCAATCTCAAATGAGAATGGAACTTATTGCTAGAGTATTTGCAGAAACAGGTGTGAAAGATATGTTCAAAAAAATATTTGAACTTATAGTTAAGTACCAAGATAAAGAACGCATAGTAAAAATTAGAAATAATTTTGTACCTATGAATCCTATGGAATGGAAAGATCGTTGTAATATAACTATCAATGTTGGATTAGGTACAGGATCAAGAGATCAACAGTTACAAATATTAAATGCAATACTTGGAAGACAACTAGAAGCTATTAAACTTCAAGGATCTGCACAAGGACCAATAGTAAATTTAAATAATATTTACAATACTTTAGCTCGTATTATGGAGAATGCAGGACTGAAAGATGTAGCTGCACACTTTACAGATCCTAAGATTGGTATGCAAAATATGCGACCTAGACCTAAACAACCTTCAGAGTTTGAAAAAGTATCACAAATACAGACACAACAAAAAGCAGCTGAAGCTCAAATGAGTTATGAGAATAGACTTAGAGAATTAGAACTTAAATATCAAAGAATGATTTTAGATTTTGAGACTAAAGCAAAAGAACTTGAACTTAAATATGCTGCTGATATTGATGAGAAAGCTATAAGACGAGCATCATTAGAACAAAAAGGTTTAAGTGATACTAATAAACAAATGCTTGACGCAGCTACTAAAAATATACTACAACCAGAACAACCAGTAAGTAGTACAACAATAGCAATAGATGTCGAACCTGATCAAAGAAAGTAGTCGAGGCGTAAAAGCTCAACAAATACTTGATAACGAACTATACAAAGAATCATTTGACGAACTAAAAAAGTCATATGAAGAAGCGATATTTCAAACTAAACCAACAGATGATAAAGCTAGGTTTTCTATATACCTTGCATATCAGATATTAGGTAAAGTTGAAAACCATCTCCGTACAGTTATGGAGACTGGTAAACTTGCAGATAAACAAATGCAAGATTTAAAAAAATAGCACCACCCTAACGGAGTGCTAATATAACACCAACCTATAAGGAGTGAATTATGGCTGATAAAGCTACAACTGTAATAGATGCTGGTAAAGTTATTGCTGGTCTTATGACCAACGAACCTGAACCAGAAGCAACTGAACAACCAGTTGAAACAGAAGCTGCACCTGTAGAAGAATCACAGGATGAAGAAACTGTAAACCCTAGTGATGTTCCATATATGGATCAAGAACTAGAAGAAGCACCAGCTGAAGAAGCTGTTGTTGAAGAAGAAGCTACACAAGATATTAATGAAAATTCAGAGGAGCCTTCTTATACTGTCAAAGTTGATGGTAGTGAGATGGAGGTGACCCTTGATGAATTACTTCGAGGGTATCAAAGGGAAGCTGATTATACACGCAAAACATCTGAACTGTCCTTAGAGAGATCAAGGCACAACGATATGATGCAACAATCTCAATCAGAGATAAATCAAAAATTGTCTAAGCTAACTGAACTAACTTCAGCTGCGCAACAAGAATTGCAAAATGAATATAGTAACATAGACTTTGAAAAACTTTATGAAGATGATCCTGTTGAAGCTGCAAGGCTTGAACATAAGATGCGTAAAAGAGCAGAGAATCTTCAGCAAATACAAAGAGAAACTCAAGAAAATCAAATGAATGAGTTTCAAAGATACATTCAAGAACAACAAGCTAAAGTTGCTACATTGATTCCTGAGTTTGCTGATCCTGCAAAAGCATCAAGAATGAAATCAGATATGCGAACTTACCTAACTAAGTTAGGATATAACGATAAAGAAATCGCAAGTGTATATGATTCAAGGCAAGTAATGTTAATCAAAGATGCTATGGCATTTGATAAACTTAAAAAATCAAATGTTAGAGTTACTAAGAAAGTTGCAAAAGCACCTAAGGTTTTAAAGCCAGGCGTTGCTAAAACTAAAGCTGAACAAGCCAGTAAGCAAAGACGAGATAAACTAAATCGTCTCAAAAAGACTGGTGGCGTAAGAGATGCTGCAAGAGTCTTTAGAGATTATCTTTAATTAATAGGAGGCCCAAATGGCACAACCAAGTAATCTGTACGACACGTACGATACTACTGGTATTAG